CAAATGAATGGTAATGAAGATCTAGACCAGTTTCCACCCAAAAATAACTTGACAACTGGCGTGTGATTGTGGTATAGTGAAGCATGGTATAATGAGAAAGGTTTAAAGGGAGACAGATTATGGCGTGGAAGATGTCAAGAAGAGCGTTTCTGCTCTTGAATACTGAGGTTGCTTCGTTTACCTTGGATGAAGGAGGAGAGTTTCAGGCAATAAGAACTTGGCCTGACATGCCAGTGACAGTGAAGGACATAGTCTTGTGTGAGAAGGCGGTCAACACTAGGAATCGTGAGATCTGGAGAAGGGTTAAAGTGTTAAGGGGCCTCGACTGTCACTCCTTCGTGACAGCAGATGGAAAGCGATATGATGCGCGAAACGATTTTAAGATTTATTAAGGGAGACGGACTATGGAAGACAACTGGAAGCATAGAAGTACGAAGATGAGATGTGGGACGTGTATGTACTTCGTCGAGAAGCTTACAAGATCTCCGCAGTGGGAAGGACACATTATTGGTCGCTGCAGGCGGCATGCTCCGACAATGAAGGGCTGGCCAGTGTTGTTCTCTGACGATTGGTGTGGAGAGCATAAGATTGACGAGGAGAAGTCTGATGGATGAGATGCTGAACTTGCTTGGCGAGAATCCCGAGTTCAAGCCCAAGCTTGTGTCCAATCCCAGGCACGAGCCCAAACTTATCCACGCGCCAAAGCCACCGAAGGAGAAGTACTACAACGGCAATCGCGGTCCGGATGGGCGTAGGGTTGCACCTGACAAAAAGCGCACGTTTGAGGTTAGCCAAATGTGGGAGATCCATCATGAGATCGTTCGAAGACTTTTGATCGGGCAGAAGGTAGTTAACATTGCCAAGGATCTCAACATAAGCGAGGCGACCGTTTCTTACACTCGTAACTCTCCGATCGTGCGTGAGAAGCTCGAGATCATGAAGGGTGCACGTGACGCCGAGACACTCGACCTGGCCAAACGTATTCGTGAGAACGCTCCGCAGTCGTTAAAGCTACTTGAGGACATAATTAGCGGTGAGGTCGATGGAGTCCCTATCGGAATTGGGCTAAGGGCGAAAGAGGCCAATACTATGCTTGCTCGTTCCGGATTCGGCCCAGTTCAGAATATCAAGGGAGCGATCGTTCATGGACATTACACGAGCGACGAAATCGATGAGATCAAGCGACGTGCTGTTGAGGATGGATTGAAGTCAGGCCTCGTTGTTGAAGGTGAGGTCACGGAGGTGGAAGCCGAGTGATGGACTACACGCCTAATTGGTTCGAGCCTTACGAACTAGTGCCAAAAGCAACTTACAAGCTCTATGAAAGAAATGAGAAGCTCGACCAAATCTGGTGGCTCTTTGATCCTAGAATTTTGAAAGCTGGGGACTTAATAAGAGAGCGTTATGGCAAGATGGTTGCTAATACTTGGTGGTGGGGCGGTGATCATCAGTTCCGTGGCTGGCGACCTACTTGGTGCGCCGTTGGAGCAAAGCGATCTCAGCACCGTTTCGGGCGTGCACTGGACTTAGTTCCTATTGAGTGCACTGTCGAGGAGATCTGGGCAGATATTGAGGCCGGAGAGGATTTTCATTGGATTACTTGCATTGAGAAGTCCAGCCACAGAAAGAAAATCACCTGGCTTCATATAGATTGCAGAAACTACCGCGGACTTTTGATCGTTTATCCATAAGGAGACCAAAATGGGAATCTTAAGCTGGTTACTTGGCGGTGGCATTAGTTCTGCTGCTACTGGCATTGCAGACGCAGTCGATCGATTTGTCGAGACACCGGAGGAAAAGCAGGCTGCTGGGATTCTTCGTATGAAGATCCAGCAGAAACCTGACGAGTGGCAGGCAAAAATCAACGAGATTGAGGCCGGTCACCGCACGTTGTTCGTTGCTGGCTGGCGTCCTGCAATCGGATGGATTTGTGCGATGGCGTTAGCGTGGGGATGGATCGTTGGTCCGACGTTGGAGTTCTTCTTTCCTGGTCGCGAAATGCCTGCGATCGAAGTCGGTCAAGCGATCTCGCTTGTGATGGCATTGCTTGGGCTGGCAGCGACAAGGACTTATGAGAAGAAAAACAATCTGACAAGTTAACTATGTTCATTTAATGAACGAAGTGGAGGTGATATGTCAGTAATCAGTAGTGCAATCACGCACATAACCGGGCGGCAGTTGGTGAAGGTCTTGTGGGAGACTATCACCTGCGGGGACACTGGAGAGCCTTTCGAGATCGCTGATTGGGTAAGCCAAGTAATCTTTCAGGCGACAGGTACTTTCAACTCGGCGACGCTTACGTTCCAAGGCTCGAACGATGGGACGAACTATTTCTCGTTGGTAGCACCAGATGGAACCACCGCGCTTACCTTGACCTCCGCTGGAGGCAAGCCTTGTACGTATCTGCCACGTTATGTTCGACCGAGTTTGAGTGGCTCTTCTGGTGGCGATGTCGACGTAACTATGTTGCTTCGCAAGATCAGGAGTTAATTCGAGGCCGTTATGTGGACGGAGATAGGAGGAGCTGCAGCCATGATTACTATCGGAGCGACAGCGTTCAGGTTTCTTAACGGCCGCATCACGCGAACCGAAGACAAGGCTAGTGAGACATCTGGTAAGATATTTGACAAACTGGACGCTCAGAATAGGGAAATCGGCGAAGTTAAAACCAGCATGAAGGCTGTAAAAGAAACGATGCAAGAAGGTTTCAGGAGGATCGAACGGAAGATCGATGATGGAAACAGATGTTAGGCTGAAAGACGATCCAGAAATCAAGGACATCATGGCGCAGTGCTACGCAAGTACTCGCATCAGTGCTAGGGTGCTGTTCCCTGGACGCTTCTGGCTTCCGTTTTCTGACTTGCATGAAGAGATTTTCAAGGTTCTGGACGATGACTCGATCCAACAAGCTGCCATCGCTGCGCCGCGTGGCTTTGGAAAGACCACGATTGACACGATTGCACATCCTGCTAAACGGATTCTGTTCCGGGAGAAGAAGTTCATCGTTCCTATTAGTGCAACAGCGACTAAGGCAGTAATGGATGGTGAGAACCTCAAGCGAGAGCTTGCGACCAATTTGGTTGTTAAAGAACTATTTGGCCCGGTAAAGAGCGACTCGTTCTCTAAGGAACAATGGATAACACAATCTGGTACAATGGTCATGCCACGTGGTGCAGGCCAGCAGATTCGTGGGATCTTGTTTGACAAGTATCGGCCTGACTTAATCATCGGGGATGATATCGAAGACCCTGAGGCCGTGCGAAACGAAGAGCTTCGAGCAAACCTCAAGGAGTGGTGGTTTTCAGATGTTTGTAATTCGATTAACCGTGCCAGGAAAGATTGGAAGATTGTTGTCGTCGGGACTATACTCCACGAGGACAGCTTACTCCAGAACTTGCTTGACGATCCTGATTGGTATAGCGTTCGGCTTGAACTTTGTGACGACAATCTTAGATCTAATTGGCCAGGCTTTATGTCGGATGCTAAAGTCCGTAAGCTTTATGAATCACATAAGAGACGCAGTCAGCTCGATGTCTTTTACCGTGAGTATCGCAACCTACCCGTATCTACTGAGGATGCGACTTTTAAGCAAGAGTATTTTAAATCGTATTCGGAAACGGATACGGAATTTTCTAAGATCAAACACCAACTTGAGAATGTGGTGATCGTTGATCCAGCTAAGACGGTCAAGCTGCACTCGGCCGAAAGTGCTGTCGTTTGTATCGGGATTGACCGTCAGAGTGCCAGGCTTTATGTTCGGGACATCGTGTCAAGGAGGATGTATCCTGACGAGCTTTACAACGAGATGTTCCAGATGTGTGCTCGTTTTAAGGTTCGTGTGTTCGGCGTTGAAGTCACATCGCTTAATGAGTTCGTCACTCAGCCGATCAGAAACGAGATGATGAAACGCGGTGGATCTTCAGTGATGGAGCTCATCGAGCTCAAGGCACGCGGCGGAGTTAAGGGCACTAAGGGTGAAGGCAAAGAGAAGCGTGTCGCGGCGTTGGTTCCTTATTATCGTCAAGGCTATATCTATCACAACGAGACGTGTTGTGCTGGACTTGAAGCACAATTGCTGAGCTTTCCACGCTCCAAGCTCTGGGACATCATGGATGCAGTGGCTTACATTGTTGAGATGCTCGAGCTTGGAGGTAGGTATTTTGAGCCTCCTGATTTTGAGGATCCTGAAGATGAGTATAAGGAGCTTTATGAGGAAGCTGAACCTATAGTCGAGGGTTGGAGATATGCCTAGGGTTGTTAAGATGTATGAGAAGAGCAAGGCAAGCCTTGTTCACAATCAAGGCCCTTCGAGACCGATAACGAGAAGGGAAGTCAAGAAGGCAGGTTCTTTGGAGAAGGTCTATATGGAGAGGGAGAAGGCCGGAGAGCCCTTTGCTACAAAGGTAGTGAATAGAATGGCTAGCCCTGAAGTCGGCTTTCCTTCTGATTTGCCTATAGAGGCGATACCAAAGAAGAAAAAGAAGCCTTTGCTTCAACGATATGGAGAGAAGTTCATAAGTCCTAAGACGAAAAAGGGCTTGAAGATAACCCCGGAGCGTTAGATGGCGCTAAAGAAGATTTACGTTGGTTCCTACGGACCTGCGTTGTACGATGATACTGATGACATTGATGACGCTGATGGTGACTTCAGTGGTAAGACTCAGCAGGCCCTGACAACAGATGGTGCTGCAGACATCGAGGGCAACCTTAGCGTTGGTGGAGACCTCGACGTTACTGGTGACGCAGACATTACTGGGGCTATAACTGTCGGCTCGTTGAAGTTGGACGACGCTGATGCTTCTAATACTTTGCAGCTTAAGTGGAACGAGGATGCTTCGGCAGATTATGTTCTCAACCTTCTCGTTGGTGGTGGAACACGCTCTTTGACATTAAATGAGAATCTCACAGTCGCTGATGGTTATGACGTCACGCTTCAGGCTCTTGGTCAAGCT